GGTGACCGTAGACCAAGTCACGCTCCTGCCCGGCGCGTTGGCCAGCGGATCGGTGACCTTCTCCGACGGCGTTACGGGAAAATGGATCGTGGACCAATACGGTCGACCGGGCTTCACCGAGGTCAGCCGGCCAGGCTATCGGCCCAACCAGGCCGACGCGCAGGCCTTCATGCAGCAACTCGGCGCCGCCTTGCAGCAGCGAGGCTTTTGAGTCACGCGCCGCAGGGCCGGCTCGTCGTCCGACCTGGCTGTGGCCGTAGTAAAAAAAAAGTAAAAATGAAACAAAAAAAAAGAAGAAAAATGACTATATAGATGCAAATGGTATTGAAGCTTATGGAAAATGGCATTTAGGAATAAACAGCCAAGCAGATCCTAAGACTAAAGACCATTATCACTATGTGTTTACTTCTGACTTTAAGAATGTAGACAGAGCAGGATTGATTGCTATTAGACAGCGTTCAGCTCAACAAGGCTTAGATGCAGTATTTGCAGCAGCAGGTAAAATGTTAGAAAAGATAGATGCTAAAAGCAATGCTTAATGTCCAAAATCATATACCCATCACAACAGTTCAACTTGCAACAAAAAATTGCAAGGAAATCAATTACTGAGTATCGACCTAAAATACAACAGGCACTTCAACACGATTTTAATAAAGCTGCACAATTGGTAAATGAATTAGGAGCACAACAAGTAGTCAATCAAAGGAAAACATTTTTTAGTACAGGTAAAGTTTCAAATATTTTACGAACTTTGTACGAAAGTGTGGGTGGATATACCGCAATGAGGTATGAAAAGATATTTGACAGATATAAAAAAGATGACTCGATAGATTTTAGTCTTGAAAGCATCTTCAAAGATTGGTTAGCATATATGCTTTCTTATTGGACTACTTATAGTGGTGCAAAGATGTATGGCATCCAAAATACAACCGATAGTGAAATAGCAAGAATATTAAACAATGCTATTCAATACGGAATACAACATAATCTTACAAATGATGAAGTCAATAAAATGGCTATACAACTTTTGAAAGATGGAACTATAAACAATGCAAGGAGTTTAATGATTGCTAGAACCGAATCACATCAGGCATTAAGTGCAGGTGCGATTGGAGCAGCACAAAAAGTTAACATACCTTTGCTAAAACAATGGGTTGCTGCTGAATATCCAACAAAAAGTGGAATGCCTAGATACTGGCATAGAGCTTTAGATAATCAAACCAATCCTGACACAGGAGGAACTAGAATAGAAGTTAATCAACCATTTCTAGTAAACACTCCTGATTATGGCGTAATCGAAATGCAATATGCACACGATGCCAATGGCGGAGCAAGAAATAACTGCAACTGCCGATGCTGCACAGTGTATATCGCTTAAACAAATAAATATGAGTAACTTTTATAACAAGAAGTCTTTAGATGCAGCTCCCATAGATATGGAGGACAATAGTAGAACGATTACTGTCTACTATTCTGCTTTTGGTAATGTAGATAGCGATGGTGATATTATAACGCCAGGTGCTTTTACTAAAACCCTAAAAGAAAATGGCCCACAAGGAAAAAACAGAGTATGGCATTTAATGAACCATTCTACTGATAAGCCTATTGCTAAACCATTTTCTATCCAAGAAGATTCTTATGGCTTAAAAGCTCAAGTTAAATTACCTAATACAACTTTAGGCAATGACTTATATGAATTATACAAGGCTGGACACATTACAGAACATTCTATCGGATTTCAAACTGTAAAGTCACAAACTAAGGGCCAGTATAACGAAATCACAGAAATCAAATTGTACGAAGGCTCATCCGTATTATGGGGAGCCAATCCTAATACTCCAACCATTGGTGTTAAATCTGAAACAAAAGCAGATATTAATGATGAAATCACTAAAACGATTAAGTCTTTAAGAACAGGCAATTTTACAGATGCAACATTTGAATTGTTAGAGTTAAGGCTCAAGCAATTACAACAATATCTATCCGAAATCGAAAACGGAAATTCAATTAACGAAGGTTCACAACCGCTTGAGAAAGCATTGGAAGAAGTCGATAATCCGAATGTTAAGGCTGAGATGGAAATTGTTAATTATTTACAATCATTTAAAATCTTTAATTAAGATGTTAGAAGAAATTAAAAGTGGATTCGAAGGCGTTAAAACCGAAGTAACTGAAAAGTTTGCAGGTGTAAACGAGTCTATCGAAACACTAAAAAATGAAAACGCTGAGTTAAAATCTCAAATCTCAGTTGTTAAGGATGAAATTGAGAAATTAGAAGCAAAAAGCAATCGCAAGACAATGAATCAAAATGAAGTTAAATCTTTCAATACCTTATTAGCTGAAGGAATTGAAAAAAATGCTGACTCAATCGCTAAGGTTGGTCGTCACGAAGCTAAAAATGCTGGTTTCGTATTGGATACTAAAGCTATCACAATGACTGAAGCTGCATCAATGACAGGTAGTATTCCTCGTGAATATGCTAACAAAGTATATGAAATCCCTTCTCGTAAAGTACACGTTAGAAGCTTATTGCCAGTAGGTTCAATGAGTCAAGGTATCTTTACTTTCCCTTATGAAAGTGCTGATACTGGATCAGTTGGTAACCAAACTGAAGGTGCAACAAAATCACAATTAGATTTTGCTATCACTATGCAAGATGCTCCTGCACAATACATCGCAGGTTTCTTAAAAATCTCTCGTCAAATGTTAGACGATGTACCTGGAATGACTTCTTTCTTACAAGCTCGTTTATTAGAGCAATATTTGTTACAAGAAGATGCTCAGTTATTAAATGGTAATGGTACTTCTCCTAACTTAAGAGGTTTAACTGTTGCTGCTTCTGCTGCAACTGGTGCTGCTACAGTTGATGTTGAGCAATTAGTACAAGCTATCGCACAAGTTGAAAGCTCTAACTATTCTGCTTCAGGTATTTTGATTAACCCAACTGATTGGGCTGCTATCGTAAATACTAAGAATGTTAACTCTGCATACTCTTTACCAGCTTCTACAGTTGTTACAACTGATGGTAGCTTAAGTATTGCTGGTGTACCTTGCTATAAGTCAACTGCAATCGCTGCTGACAAATTCTTAGTAGGTGACTGGTCTATGGGTGCTCAGATTATGCAACACACTGGTATCAATGTTCAGTTCTCTGAATTTGATGGTACTAACTTCCAACAAAACTTAATCACAGTTCGTGTGGAAGCTCGTATTGCGTTCCCTATCTACTATGGTGGTGCGTTCGTATATGGTGATTTCGGTAATTTACCTTAATCGATAATTAGGTTATAATACTAGGGGTAGTTTAAGGCTACCCCTTTTTATTTACATTAAATTTTAAGTATTTTTGTAAAAATTAGGCGTAATGCAGATAGTTAGAGATATTACAACAATCGTTGCCCCAAGTGCAACCCTTGTCACATTAGCAGATGCTAAGAATTACTTGAAGGTAGATTATAATGATGATGATGTTTTAATACAAAGTTTAATCGATTCTGCAATAAAAAGATTGGAGCAATATGCAGGTAGTGCATTTTCTCCTAGAACATTGAAGGTAGTGGCCTATGTGGATTTCTTTATTGAACCACCATACGCACCTATTAATAGTATAACAAAAGTTGAATATTATTCTGATAATGCTTGGGTTGAAGCAGTTTTAGATTCTGACTATTACATTTTAGGAGATACCTACAAAAAAGTGTATATGGTTACTGCTCCACAAAGAGAATACAGATTTACATATACTTGTGGATTTACAACACTTCCACAAAGCATCTACAATGCCATTTTAAAGCTCGTGGCTGACCTTTATGACTACAGGGCATCTGAAAGTCCAAACGACAAGTTAAACGAGCTACAAATGACCGCTTATGAGCTTGTACAGCCATTTAAACGCATAAACTACTTCATCTAATGATTAGTCAATTTAGAGAAAGGATTACATTCAATACAAAAACAGGAGTGTCTGATGGTGCAGGAGGTTATGTGAATACCCTATCTTCTTACTATACTTCTTGGGCTCAAGTGGTAACTCGTACCAATACTAGGACTGATATAGCAGGAAAGGATAGCATAAATGATACTATTACCTTTAGGATAAGGTATACGACTGAAAAAACATTTACCAATGCTCTTGTAATTACTTGGAAATCAAAAACTTATATGATTAATTCAATCATAAATGAAGATGACCAATACCAATATTATTTAATTTCTTGTTCAACATTGAAGTAATGGGAAGTTTTGATGTAACTATAAGTGGAGGAAGTGCTTTACTAAAGAAATTACAACAAGCACCTGAAACAATTCAATCTGAAACAGTTAAAATTATTAACGATTCTGTGAAGGAAATTTCTAATGCTGCTAAGTCAAAAGTTCCAGTTAAAACAGGTCATTTAAAATCAACTATAGGATACACAACATATCAAGAAAATATTGGTGCAACTGTTTATGCAGATGCTCGTTATGCACCTTATGTTGAATTTGGAACTGGTGATATGGGTTTTGGTATTCCTATATATCCTAATTTAGATATGAATGAACTTGAAGGTTATGCTTTAACATTTAAAAAGAACAAAAAGTTTATAGGAATGCCTTATAGACCATTTATGTTTAACTCATATAGCGAGGTATTAAGCAAGATGGTTAATAAGATTAAGAAAATTAGGATATAAATATATTTCATTAAATTTGTACCAAAATGAAGGACTGCGGATATGCTTTAAGGAAGGCTTATTTCGATAAGCTTACATCGGCTTCTTACTCATTGGGGGTATATGATACCATAGCACCTGACACAGTAGAACCTCCTTATTTAATTATTAGTAGTCAAACACAAGCAAGTAATAGCAACAAACAAAGTTATGCTTTCGATGTTTCTATTCAATTTGACATAGTTTATAGAACTTTTAAAGCAGGTGAAGTAGGACAAAAGACTGTAGATACCTATGCTAATGAATTAATGCAAATCATTGGCACAAGGCCTCCTGATTATCCTGATATGGCTCCTGACTTTAAAATAGTCACTTGCAATGTTCAAAACAATATTGCTACTTTTGACTATGTAAATGAGGCTTATGTTTTTCGTAGGGTAATAACAATGGAACATTTTGTAAATCAATTAACATAAAGAAAAAATAAAATAAAATGGCAACAACAAGTGTGTTTAACGGAACTTCATTAGTAGTTCTAATTGGAGCAGAAGTAATAGGATATGCTACTTCTTGTTCTTTAAAATTGGCAATCGACACTCCTGATTCCTCTACTAAACAAAGTTTAGGTTGGGCAGAAGAAATTGGTGGTCAAAAGTCTTGGTCTTTAACAACAGATGGTTTAGCTACAGTAGTTCCTGGTTCTGTTGCTTCTTATGTAAGCACAACCGAATTAAACAACTTAGCTATTGCTAGAGCTGCGGTTACAGTTAAATTTACTACAGTTAATAACAATGTAGTGGATGGTGTAACTCCAATCGTAGGTGATACTGTTTATTCAGGATCTGCTTTCATCGAGAGTGTAGATATGACTGCTGATATGGAGAACCCAGTTACTTACTCAGTTTCTTTCAAAGGAACAGGGCCTTTAACTATCGGAACCAACGCATAATAACCAACCAAACTAAACCAAAATGAGAGGACAATTTGAATTAACTCTTTCCGATGGAAAGAAGATACCGATGCGTTTTTGTACTTGGAGTCTTAAAAGATTCTGTCAATTACAAGGCATAGGGCCTTCTGAAATAGGAGAGGCTTTAAGTGGACAAGCGTCTTTAGATGCTATTATAAACTTACTGAAAGCTGCTGCCGAATATCCGTTATACTCACAAGGAATAACGCCAAACTTTACCGAAATTGAAGTTTGTGATTGGGTAGATGATATGGGTGGAATGGGAAGTATGAAATTCCAAGAAGTGATGAAAGCTTTGTCAGATAGTATGAATAGTGGAATAGAAGATGCCCCAAAAAAGTCAAGTAAAAAGGATGGAGTAAAAAAAAATTAGAGTGGATTGATATAGAGAAATATACAATGGGGGAGTGTAAAGTACTTCCCCATTTGTTTA